TTAAGCACATCAAATAACATTTGTTTCTCAAACTCTGATCCAAACTGCACTCCAACTTCGTCCAGTATTAATAAATCAGGTGATGCAAAGACATCAACTACTTCGCTTTCTGTTTCGTTCTTTGTATGCCAGCTATCTTTAACTCTTCTGATTAGACGTTGCACGGTGACAAATACTGGTGACCGTTGTTGCTTAATAATTTCCAACGCAATGCCTATTGCCAAATGGGTTTTGCCAGTACCTGGTTTGCCAACAAAGATTGCAGAACGTCCTTCCTTCATAACCTGATCAAAATTTTCTGCATACTCTTTTGAAAAAGCTAATGCCTTCTTTTGACCAGTTGTTCTTGCTATGTAGCTATCCAATGTTCGATCTTTAAATCTCTCAGGAATAGCTGCACCATTTATTTTTGCTTTCCATTTGAGTTGCTCTCGTTCTAACGCTGCTTCCTTTTCTTTCTGGAGAATCTCTTCCTCCTGCTTTTCTTGAAGTATTTCTAGGCACTTAGGACATGCCGTCCAATGTTCCCCAAGAAAGTTTGTTGCGGTATAAGCACCATGTTCAGAACAATTGCGTTCTTCTGTTGGTCTGTCTTTGTCGATTAATTTTTTTAAAGTCATATCTCTTGCACCCCTTCTCCGTAACTAGTCGAAGCAAAAGATTTTTTTTCTTTCGTTACCCAATCACTTTTAAAGCTACGCCATCCTCGAACCTGACACATCGTCAGAGCCTCCTCTAAGCTCACTGAAGCCTTTTTAGCCTCATTAGTAATACCTTTTAACGCAGTCTCAGTTAGAGGGGCTTTCACGTTCCTTCTGTGCTTCAAGAAATCATCCCAAGTTTTTTTAGTAACAGTGCGAGGACGCTTTAGCGTCTTCTTATTTGTTTCTTGTTTCTTGTTTAATGTTTCTTGTTTATTGTTTGGTTGAACCACTGTTGAACTAGCGTTGGCTCTAGCCAAGGCAGAGGCTCTTCCCGCTCTAGACGCTGCTAGCACTTTACTTTTGTACTTTCCTATCTCTTCATCAGCCCTCGGACTTGTCCATCCTTTGCCAACTTCAAGAGT